ACTGATTTTTCTAGGTCTGCCAAAGTTAATACCTCGCTGGTGGTTGCGGCGTGCACTGGGTGCCCGCCCTACAATTATTTATTCCTGGATTCCGGCTCGGAGGCCGGAATGACAAACTATTTCTTTGCGTTTAATTCTTCGTACCAGTATGACCATAAAATCATTTCGGTTTCGCTCAGGTAATCGTGCGGCATGATGTCCGGACGTACCTGATATAAAAAGGCTTTGCGGTCATAACAGAGCGCCAGCGCGCTTCTTATTTCTGCGTGGCTCCAGAGCTCGTCAGCTTTTTTTTTACCTGCGCGCCCTGACCGGTTAACTTCGTGATCGCATTACTTAACAGCATGAATTCGACCGGATAAAATGTGCACAATCGTACGGCGAATTCGTGATCGATTTCCGGATCGACGCTGCCGATGGTCAGCATTTCGATGCGGCGGACGATATCGGCCGGCGTGGAATCATCCATCCCGAGAAGCTGCCTTATGGCGTCGGCTTTTTCCGCTGACTTTTCCGACACCAGCGATTGCATGATCGCCTCGATATTGCGGTTGCGTTCCTTGGCCTCGTTGACGCGCCCCAGTTCGTGACCGGAAAGGCCGCGGACGATCCAGACGGTCTCGGCGCCTTCATCGAAAAATTCCTTGAGGTCCGGGACGGGCACGCTTTCCGTCCGGGGCTCCAGGGCCGTTTTCATAAATTTCTTTTTGTCGAAGGTCATCTCACCCCTACCTTAATCCTCCCCCGTCAAGGGGGAGGAGGTTATTGGTTAATTCCTGGATTCCGGATCGGAGTCCGGAATGACAATACTAACTGGCGTTTTCGGTGCCTTCCTGCGTGGCGGAAATGGTGCAGGATGCCTTGATGTTATCGCCGGCAGGGAACGTCCGGGAAATTCCGAGTTTGCCCTGGCAAAGCAGATAAGGCGCTTTGTTTCTGTCCGGATAAAACTTGAAGAACAGAATTTCGTCTTTCTGGTTGATCAGGGAGTCGGTCACGCCGTCCTTGAGGAAGCAGGAGAAACTGCCCTGGCCGAGGCTGGAGCTGGTAGCGCCGACGGTCCCGCCGTAAACCTGCGTAGATGATACGCTGTGACTGTTTTCGGGCGGAATAAAATCGACGACCGGTTCGATGTCCGCGAATACCGGTTCGTACACCTGCGCATAAACGGCCTTGTATGTTGCCGGGCTGCCGACGTGAATTGCCGGAAGGGCGCTGGCAAAGGTGATTGTTCCGGCAAACTGATCTTCGCTCCAGACGGGATAGTCATAGCGTTCCTGGCTGGTGCCGGGGATCTGTAAAATCTCTGTGGCTGTAATCAGGGCCGCAGTTCCATCGGACATTCTGACCTGACCGATTTCGATCGATCCTACCGGGATCAAAGGAGGTCCGCCTGCCGCGCCGCGCGTGGCTGAAAATGCCGTTCCCTCCGTGCCCTGAACGACGGCAATGGCGCCGCTCGAATCAATGGTGATCGAGTCGATTTTGTTCTGGTTTGCCGGGGATGCTGCCGGGCGCGTGACCGCAACTGACGCATCGGCGGCGACGGTTGTCTCGACGCCGGCCAGATAGCATTTCAGGGCCGCGACGGACACTTCATCATTGGATGTACCGGGTGTAATCGCTCCGCCGGAAATCAATCCATCCGGGCGAATAGACGGCTCATAACCGGATTTTCCTGACCAGGGCACCACGCCTGTGATTGAAAATACCTTGTGATCGCCGGAGTCGGTCATAGCAGCCAATTCACTGATATCCTGCCCGGCCTCATACTGCAATTTAGCGTTTGACGCTGTCTGAGTTTTGAACATTTTTATTTCCTCCTTATATTTTCGGCTGGGCCGAAGTATTTTATTGCTTTTTTGTAGGGATTGATCCCCGGATCAATCCGCATATCGGCGCGTTCGGCGAACGCGCCCTACCTCCAATGTTCATTGAGCCAGGTCTCATGAACGTCTTTCGGTTTTGGTTGTCCGTGAAAAGATACGATCCGGCAATCATCCGGCAGGCCGCGGCCGCGAACGCCAATCTTGTATGAGATGACCCAGTTTTCCGGGAATAGATCGACATGAACCGCGCGTGTATCATTGATCCAGCCCTGCGCGCACATGCCGAAAACCTTTCCGCCGGATTGTTCCATATCCCACATCGGTTTGCCGACGCGCACATATTCATTCCACATAGGCCGGTCAGCATTATTTCGGTAAAGTGTAACATCCAGGCTGCAATCATTTTCTTTTCCTTTCGGACAACAATAAGCCGGATAATCCTTCATTGATACGCAATCCGACGGGAATCTCAACAGGTCATCGAGGCTGCCCACAACAACGCAATCCAATCCCATGCCGAAAATAGAATCTGTTTTGATCCAGGGCCGGTTATCCGGATCAGCGCCCTTCATGCCGACCCACCAGGACGTATATTCGCTGGGGATTACCGTCACGCCTGGTTCCAGGCCGTTGAGTTTTCCAGGCTTTTGTGCGTCCGGTCCGGCATATAAAATAAAATCGTGCGGGACCGTCGTATTACGCCGGACGCCACGGATGAGTTTATTGACATCATCAAGGCTGTAAAGGCTGTCTCCGCTCCATCCCGCGCATATCGTGATTTCCGGTGTCATTGGCGTCGCTCCCTGCATACAAATATAAACCGCTGTTTATGTTCTTTGCTCTGAATAAATTCGACACTGGGCCAGTGCTCGCGCAGCTTATCGAGCCACCAGGTCCATTCCTGTTGGATCGTGGTTAGCTCGATGCCGAGGCGCACGTCGGAGAGGTTGTAAACCTCGACAAAACAATTGCGGCAGGTGCGGCGCATTTCTCCGATGATATCATCCAGACTTTCCGGCGCGACAAGCATAAGCACCCCAATACTATAGCCCCAATCAGCCACCGGAAAGTCCAGAGGTAAGCAAGCTAAATCAGCAATCTGATAGGTCACATGATCGCCGATCAGCGCCATCGCTTCTTTTTCGAGCGCGTTGACGGCAATATCAACCATATTGACATAAACATCGGGACGCAGCGTCCGTATGGCGACAGTGGCGCGGCCGGTCCCTGATCCGTATTCGTTGATGGTTGCGCCCTGGGGCACATATTCCAGGAACTGTTTCGCGTAGCGCTGTCCGGCGGATCCCATACGGTAACGCGCGGCGTCATCGGGATGCCAGATTTTTTCAAAACGTTGCTTCCATTCTGCGGTGATATTTTGCATTATTTCCTTTCGTTGTCATACCGGCGAAGGCCGGTATCTAGTTTATTTATTCCTGGATTCCGGCTCGGAGGCCGGAATAACAGAGTTATTTATCCATTCTTCTGTTGGCGCTCCCAGTTGTTCCATCGTCCAGCCGGACATGGAGCGCGTTACGTCTTTTATTTCCTTCAATTTTGCGGTCCAGCCTGCCCGGAAATTGGCATAATCATATTCCTTGTCGTTTTTGCCGGTGAGCGGGCAGCCGCAAAGGATGATCTTTTTGTAACCGTATTTGATCCCGGCCAGAACGCCCAAAAGGGATGAACTCCCGGACGGCGGCTCGCAGGGAATAATCATATTAACCAGGTCATGGCCTTCTTTCGCCGGATGCTGCTGGTGGGCAATCACCAGGCAATCGGTATTCCCTCCGGCCTTGGCCCGGCGCTCCATCGACATTTCTATTTCGGACGGGTGATAGGTTGCAAAATACTTGATCGGCCAGTCGTACTTATCAACGGCGTCAAAACCGATAGCCATATAATCAAGGCTGAAGGCTGAAGGCTGAAGGCTGAGAAAAGACACTGCCTTGTCGATATCCTCCAAGACGCAGGGCGCGGCCCCGGTGATGATTAAAATATTCTGTTCAATGTTCAATGTTCTATGTTCTGCGTTCATTTTTCCTTTCCTGAATTCCGGCTTTCGCCGGAATGACATTTCACCGCGCTTATTGCGCGTATGGATCGTTGATTTTCGTCGTGTATCCGACATCAAACTCGCAGTAAACGCCGACGTGGAGCTGGCCCTCGTCCGGGTAATCCTGTACCCCGCCGCCGGTATAACTGATGCTGTCGATGTAATCCGGCGAACGGCACCATCCCGTATCGGGGCTGGCAATCACGTTGCCCGGCTGCAGGATGCACTTTTTGATGTCGCCGAGGATCTGCTCGGCCATGACGGACGGATTGGTTGCGCCAAACTCGACAATGCCCTCGACTTTTATCTGCATCACGCATTGCAAATATCCATATTGATGCTCAGCGCGTTCCGGCCCCGGCCAAACAACCGTGGCGGGGAGTTCGTCCGGATCAATCTTTTTGCGGGCGCGGATAACTGCTGCGCCGATTCCGGTATTGTAACCGTTGGCCACGGTAATTGTTGCCAGTCGGCTGATGAAATCCAGGATGATTAATTCTCTGATTGTGTTTGCCATTTCGCTTCGCTCCGGTTCTAGGTTCTATGTTCAACGTTCAAGGTTCAAAACAATGTTTTTTGTAGGGCGCGATTCCCAATCGCGCCGCTATTCAGCGTGCACGGGGTGCCCGCCCTACATCGTCATTATTTTTTCGCCAGGCTGAGTAAATATTCAACCTCATGTTGCATGTTCTTGATTAATCGTTCTCCCGCCATTTTTGAAAGCAATGCCATGTGCACCGGATCGGATATATAATCCTGAACGCGCGGGCCATAGAGTGCCTTGACGGGAATACGATATTCGTCCGGCATCCATCCCGCCGGAATGTAACGGTTTTGTTTCTCACTCCATACAAATCCGACCTTCCCGGCCATTCCT